TACCTACAAAGCGCGCTGGAAATAACGGCGGATCAGGCTGGGGTGGCAGTCGAAGCCGGGTATAAAAGAACGGGCAAAAATGACGGTATCAGTGGCGTTATTTTGCTAGGACAAAAACAATTCGGGAAAGAGCTAGTGATGAGATTAAAAGACAACGGCCAGGATTTGCCGGGAGAGGTGGAGTTTTGGGGAAACCTTTTAGCCAGGCTAGTTACGGGGCAATTTGATTATATTACAGCGCCTCCGCCTAGCAAGAGATTTGATTTTCACCTGGCTACAACTTTGGCCAAAATAGTTGGGCAAGTGCTAGATATTGAATTTAGGCGACTGTTTACAAACGACAAGCCAAGCGGCAAAAAGACATATTTACCAGACAAGCTAACAGAGGAAAAAATTTACGGGTATCTGGTTGAGCCAAGCGGTAAGAATATCCTGGTTGTAGATGATGTCATTTATACCCGAAAAACGGCAATGGCTTGCATAAATGCTGCCAGGGGCGATAGCTTGAGATTTGTGTGGTTATATGGGGCGTAGAACGTGAACAGGTTTACTGATTTTATGGGCATAATTCACCGTGTAATAGGTTCCACCAGAATTACGGCCATCATAGCACGCGACCAAAATATCGCCCATGTCTACGATTTTACGGTTGCGGATAAGCGGGGCGTTCCGGCCTATAGAATAATTCGGCCTAATGATAACCTGCTCAATCCTGTTCCGGCTGGCAAATTCGGCAACCTGGCTATCAAAGCCCTTTGCCCCACCATGCACCCAAACAGCGCCGGGATATCTGGTCATTATATTTACCAGTTCGGCTGCATCAACTTGCTTATCCCTGTGCCCCGTAAAAGCAATATTCATAAGCCCATTATATCAGATGAACAAATTATTGACAATCTGAAATTACTGCTCCTGAGCATGTTATATGACTTTGCAATTTACCGCCGAGCAATATGTGGCTGATGTGCTGAGCGGCCAGCAGCCGGCCTGTCGCTGGGTAAAATTGGCCTGCGAGCGGCACCGGCGCGACCTGGAAACCGGGGCCGAGCGGGGGCTGACCTTCGATCCGCAGGCGGCGAAAGTGGCGATTGCCTTTTTTACGGTGCTGCGGCATTGGAAGGGCGAATGGGCCGGCAAGCCTATTTATTTGGAACCGGCGCAGCAGTTCTGGGTGTGGAGCCTGTTTGGCTGGAAACGGGCCGACGGCACCCGGCGATTCCGGACGGCTTACCTCGAGGTGGCCCGCAAGAACGCCAAGACGACCACGGCGGCGGGGATCGGGTTGTATCTGGCGTTTGTGGACGGCGAGCCGGGTGCAGAGGTGTACAGCGCCGCCACTAAACGGGACCAGGCCCGGATTAGCCACCGGGACGCTACGGAGATGGTGAAGAAATCGCCGCAATTGGGGCAACTGGTGGGCGTGTTCCGGGATAACCTGCACGAATTGAAAAGCGGCTCCAAATTTGAGCCGCTATCGAGCGATTACAACAGCCTGGACGGGCTGAATATCCACGGGGTGATTGCCGACGAGCTGCACGCCTGGCCGCAGCCGGAACTGTGGGGCGTGCTGAAGACCGGGACCGGGGCCAGACGGCAGCCGTTGATGCTGGCGATTACCACGGCGGGGGTGGACCAGCAGGGCATCTGCTACGGCCAGCGGGAATATGTGGCCCGCATCCTCAAGGGGATTATTGAGGATGACGCCTACTGGGGCATCATTTACACCCTGGATACTAAACACGATTGGCCTGATCTGGACGTGGATGATGATTGGCAGGATCAATCTAACTGGATCAAGGCCAACCCGCTGTTGAATGTGAGCAAAAAGGCAGAGACGATGCGGGAGGCGGCCAGGGAAGCGAGCAACAAACCGGCGGAGTTAAACCATTTTTTGCGCTGGCATCTGAATATCTGGACGCAGGCGGTGACGCGTTGGATCAGCCCGATTCATTGGACGGCTTGCGGCGAATATGCCGTGGCCGAGGAGAGCCTGGCCGGGCGGGTGTGTTACGCCGGGCTGGATTTGAGCCAGACATTTGACATTACGGCGCTGGTGTTGGTGTTCCCGCCGGAAAATGAGCTAGAGCCGTACCAGGCGATCTGCCGTTTTTGGCTGCCGGAGGAGAACATGGTGGAGCGGGTGCGGCGGGATCAGGTGCCGTATGACGCCTGGGTGAGATTGGGTTTTTTGCGGCTGACGCCGGGCAATGTGTTGGACTATGATTTCATTCTGGCGGAGATTAGCGAGCTGGGCAAGCAATTCAACATCAAAGAGATTGGCTTTGACCGGTGGGGACAGGCGCTGGTGACCCAAAAGCTGATGGATATGGGCGGCGATGAGTGGGTGGTGCCGATAGGGCAGGGTTTTGCATCGATGTCGCCGCCGATGAAGGAGCTGGGGAAATTGATTGCCGGCAAGCGGCTGGCCCACGGCAATAACCCGGTGCTGACCTGGATGGCCGACAATCTGGTGACCAGGGAAGACGCCGCGGGCAACATCAAACCGGACAAAGAGAAGAGCCGGGAGAAGATCGACGGGATGACGGCGCTGATTATGGCGCTGGACCGGGCCACCCGGCACATCAGCCGCAGCAGCGTGTATGAGCGGCGGGGGCTGATGACGATATGAACTGGTTATTTTGGCGGCAGCCATACCCGGAACTGCGCACCGTTATTGTCAACCTGAAGACGGGCCGGGCGTTCAAGGCCGTGATTTGGCGGCGATCCGGGCCATTTATGGTGCTAAAAAATGCGACAATGCTCAATGACGGGACCAGCAAAGCAGTGGATGGCGAGGTTTTGATCCAGATGGCGGACATTGAGTTCATTCAGGTGATTTGACCAAAGGATTATAAGCTATGGCATTTATACAATCGTCAGGAGCGTTGGAAGAGGTTCAATCACCGGCGTGGTATTCGGGGATTTTGCGCACCGGGGTGCGCTTATACGACCAATTTAACTACGATTACGCCACATTGTACCGGACACAGCCCAACGTGCGGACGTGCGTTGACTTTCTGGCCCGGAATATCGCTCAGTTGGGCCTGCACGTGTTCCGGCGGATCAGCGACAACGACCGGAAACGGCTGACGGAGCACGGCCTGGCCCTCATCCTGAAGCAGCCGATGCCGCCACAATTCAAAATGACCACCTTCCGGCTGATCGAGGCGATGATGGGCGATCTGGGCATCTATTTCAACGCCTACTGGCTCAAAATCAGGCGAGAAGGGCAATTGAGCCTACTGCGGATTCCGTCGGTCTACGTGACGCCGACGGGCGGGCTGGTTCCGACCGAATACGAGGTGAGCGTCAGCGGGGTGCTGCTGAAAATAAAGCCGGCTGACGTGGTCCATTTTAGGGGCTATAACCCAGAGAACGCCATCAGCGGCCTATCACCGCTGGAGACGCTGCGGCGAGTGCTGGCGGAGGAGCAGGCCGCCGGCAACTACCGGGAATATTTCTGGCGCAACAGCGCCCGGCAGGGCGGGCTGGTGAAGCGACCGGCGGGGGCGCCGGAATGGAGCGACCAGGCCCGGGAACGATTCAAGGCCGAATTTGAGGCGCTGTACAGCGGCGACGCCAACAGCGGCAAAACGGCTGTGCTGGAAGAGGGGATGGAGTGGCAGAGCAATATGTTCAACGCCCAGGAGAGCGAGTACCTGGGTGGGCGCAAACTGACCCGCGAGGAGTGCGCCAGAGCTTACCACATTCCGCCGCCGCTGGTAGGGATTCTGGATCACGCCACGTTTAGCAACATCCAGGAGCAGCACAAAAATTTATACCAGGACACGCTGGGGCCGTGGCTGGCCTCTATCGAGCAGGATATCGAGCTGCAACTGCTGCCCGAATTTGAGGACACTGAGGGCGTGTATGTTGAATTCAACATCGCCGAAAAATTGCAGGGCGATTTTGAACAGCAAACGAGGGCGCTGCAAAGCGCGGTGGGCCGGCCGTGGATGACGGCCAATGAGGCCCGGGCCCGGATGAATTTGCCGATGCTCAGGGGCGACGCCGATGCGCTGGTGACGCCGCTGAATGTGCTGGTGGGCGGGCAAGCGTCGGCGCGGGATGTGGCCGGGCCGGAGCAGCGGGGCGCGGAGCTGCAAGCGTGGAGCGAGAAGCGGGGAGCGTGGAGCGGGAAGCGGATCAACTCATATCA